GCCCCACGAGCCGTAATGGCGGCAGACCACGAAGTATCTGTGAACGTAATAAACGCTGTTCCGCCTGTGATGCCTTTGGAGACTGTTAGGGTATTCCCACCAGCCGTGTAGCCTGAACCAACAAACCTCGCCAGTTGCTGTATATGCAGATGTGTCTGCGTTAAGCGATGCGCTGTTTGTGTATAGCGCAATCTTGAACGTGTCCGTATCAAAATCAAAGTCTCCATCAAACAGGCCAGACTTAAACGAGTTGCAGGTAAAGTTTCCCGTAAATGGCATTTACATCACCGGAAGTTTAATTTGGCCATCACGGTAGGCATCCCCGCGCTCCATTCCATCACCAAGACGTTTGGCTAAAATCATCGCTTCGTCGTAACGTTTCTGATACCCAGAAATCACGTCGGGCTCGCCCTTCATAAAGGTATAGGCCTCTAGGAGTGATCCATAGAGTAAGACGCTATCGAAGTTATCCCCCAGCCAGGTCGTATTAGCAGTGACGATAGATTCCGGATAAAAATAGTAATGAAGCTCAATGTCGTATTCGGCATCAGGTGTTGGGCCAATAATAAACGTCAGCTCGTTAGTAATTACTGGCGGAGTTGAGTTTGTGGTCGTTGGCCCAAACAAAGCGTAGTAAGAGGGTTTGCCCGTAGCTGTAGGAGATGGATAAGCCTGGCGAATAAAATTGACATCTTTATTCAACAAAAACTCGTAGTCTCCAGTAACCGGATCGATTACGGCCATTGAATAAACAGCTAGAAAATCTCCAGGCGACGATAAGTATTTATTGTTCGGGGTTGTTAATCCCGTGACATTTTTACGGATAGGTGGAAACTGAACAGAGTTGTAGATCCGCTGCTCAGCCTGTTGGATAAACGTATCAATCTGTTCTTTTGACGTAAACGTAGTCGTTGCAGCGGTTGGATCACCAAACTGCGTATTTGGGAAATCGTTCTCACAATATCCCTTAATCGTCTCAAACAGAGTTGTGTAGTTCACGCCATCGGTCCTCGGGCCATTAAACCTTTAGTTGCCGCGCCAGTTCCACGGATCTTGATTCCGCTTGTCTTGACGTTATCTCTACCGGGGTCACCAAAACTTACCCGTCCTCCAGGAGTTTTGCAGGTAAATTCATTGGCAGCGAGCGTGTTGGGATCGGGAGGTCTGCTGACCGCTAACATCGCTTCTTTAGGCCCAATGTCTTTGCCTTCCATCGTGTGAGGAGGAGCGTAGAGAGCGCCGTCACCGACTTCTTTGCCCATCACCTTTTTGCTGTACTTGGCCATTATTTCCCCCTTACGGATTGTCGCTGGTTCATCACCTTTGCCATGCCTCGACCGTACTTTTTCATGTCCATCGAAGTAGGGCCACCGGCCTTCATTTTCTTGGCGCCATGCATGGCCTTTTCGTGGGCTTTCACCACACGACGAGCCTCGGTCTTGCACACTTTGCGTACTTTGCTTTCCATCATTTACTCCTATATGGTTGTTACAGTAACAGTGCCCAGAGTAATCCCTAGAACTAAATTGTTGGGCGTTAACCCGGCGTCATCTGCTCTGGCCCCTCCAACAGGTGCGTAGCCCCATTGAATAATTCTACTACCACCTTCTGAATACCCAAAGCCCAACGGATCGGTACTATTAGTGAGCAGTATCTGCAACCCACTTGAACCAGAAACCAGATAACTTACATCTGGCCTCGGCTCACGAACAGCCTGCGGATCGTTGACCGGGTACATGCCTAGTTGAAGCTGTGGTTGATCTGGATCCCAACAGGCAGGGCAGACTTTAATCTTAAATGGCCGTGTCTTGACTGTTTGAATCCGCAGCTCCTTGAGCTTATAGCGTTGAGCACACCGATCGCATTCAGCGATAGCGTACTTACCAGAGGCGAACCGGTTTGACATGATCTACCCGTAATAGAACATGTTGCGAGGGACAATCCGCAACGGGGCTGTTTCTCGATCTTCCGAGGACGCTAGCGTCCACTGCTCTTCGTAATGAAGCTTGAGCATTTGAATGCGATCGCCTGGCACATCCGCAAGTTTCATACTCAAATAAAACGCCAGCCCGGCCACCAAACACGGAAGGAGTCGAAAAGGTATGTCTTGAGTATTGACGCCGTTACCACCGTCTTGCATGCGGCGCAAACGCCAATAGACAAAAGTGTACTGGTCACCAGGCGCATTGGGTGTCGGCCAGATATTGACACAAGGTAGGTTTTGAACGGATAGTGCAGCCCCTACTAAATGCGCCGCTGCTGTAGTGTAGTTCTGCCCACGAGCGCAGTTTAGTAGTTGGTTATTGGTGATGTCTACGTTGGGGTAGCTAATTGTCTCAGACCCAATTTTAATAAATCCTGCGGCTGCTAAGCTTGATACGTTGGATACCGTAATCGTCGTATCTGTGGCCGTGATGCTAGCTCCAAGCGTTACCGTGGTTGGGTTTGTTTCCCCAGACTGACGGTTGAACCAATACTGAATAGGTCGCCCCTGTGTAAGCTTGTTGGGAATTGAAGAGTACGTCGGCTCGGCGATGTTGCTGATGTTGATGTCAGACTGATTTGTCGTAGCGTTATTCCGACGAATGACCGTGTCTAAAAGTTGGATTGTATCGTTAGGCACAGGATAAATAGCCTGTCCAGTCACCAAAGGAATGGCACCCTGTTCCATTGTCCAAAGGTTAATACCTCGGTTTGCCCACTCAATAGTTAGCAAGTTAAGACTCCGTCTAGCGGTGCGCAGGTCATAACCAGTGCGCAGCTCTTTACCACAACGCTCAAACGCCTCTTCAACAAGGTTATTCAGGTCTAGGTTGAAAACGGAATTGCCGGAGGTTGTCATTTCATTTTCTTCAGGGTTTGAGCTAACCGTGCTCGTTGGCCCATTTTACCGGGCTTCTTGGCCGCTGCGGCTAATTTCTTTGCCGGTATCTTCTGGCCTTCCTTGACTCCCAACGAGCTTCGCAAAGCACCAGGCTTCTTAATGGCGTCTTTGATCCAACCGCCCTTCTTTGCTATTACGGTCTTTTTTTCCTTTTTCTTTTTAAAAGGATCGTGGACCATGCGTTCATCTACTTTAGGAGCTTCAATAGTCTTCATCGGAACCTCGCTGTCTTTTTTGCGATTCCCTTAGGCTGAGCAACAAACTGCTTACCCTTAGCTTTACCTGCCCGTTTCGCCCTCGAAGTAGCTGCATACTCGGAGGGAGATAATGACTTAATGGCTGATTCTGGTAGATAGCGCTCACCAGTGGCCTTTGGCCCCTGAGTAGAAGGTTTACCACTCTTAGTCCTCCATTTTTGGTCACTCCAATTCTTCAGGCTTTTTTGCGGGGCCTTCAATCTTTATAACCCCCACCGGATTTCTTGTACTGCTGAGCTAACATTTGTGCCTTGCGGGCGCTCCATTGCCCTGGGGCACCACCTTTACCACCTGCTTTGATCCGCTCAAAAAGCGCTTTTCTCATCCCAGGCTTGGTGTAGTTGCCAGCCTCGTTGACCCGAGACTTGCCCCCTTTTTTAAAAGAAGCGGTCTTCGCAGCATTAGCAAAATCACTCTTTTTAGGAGCACCCTTTGCCCCAGCTTTACGCATCTTCTCGCCAGACCCAGCGGCGATGCGCTTCTTCTTAGCAGCAATGTTGGCGTACAAACCACCCCCCGAAAACATCTCAACCTCATTCGGATCATCCTTGCGGGTGATCGTTTTGGCTTTGGGCATTTTCGAGGGCCGGATAGCTCCCATTCCGCGAGAGGGCAACATTTAGCAAGACTTTCCGCCGCTGCGCATCATTTTAGTTTTGCCACCACCAGCCATCATCTTGGCCATGCCGCCACCGGCCATCTTGCCCTTGCCATCAGCTGCGAAAGCAGGGATCTTCTTGCCGTCTTTCATCACCATGGGCATACCACCACTGGCCATCATCTTGGTTTTACCGCCACCGGCCATCATCTTGGCCATACCACCTGCAGCCATCATCGTTCCTTTGGTTTTGCCACGAACCGCAACACCATCGGCCCGCTTGGAAGCGCTGCCCATGGAGGGCTTTGCTGTTTTAACGGTACCCATTTTAGAGGCGCCCATTTTTGCTTTCATCATTTCGAGTTGCTCCTTGTACAAGTTATTAAAAGTCACCTCAGGGTCCATG